CAATCCATCCGAAATTTTCAGATACAGACATATCATTCCTTATCTATAATAAATATATTTATATTATAACATATACATTGCCACTGTCAAGATAAATATACATATAATGATAAATTATCGGCCGACTTGGCTTTATATAAAGCAACACAATATTACAGGATTAAAATATTTTGGGAAGACTGTTAAGACTGATCCAACCAAATATAATGGATCGGGAAAATATTGGTTATTACATCTTAAAGAACATGGGCATAATGTATCTACTATATGGTATCAATTATTTACAGAACAGGCTGATCTTGAAAGCTATGCACTAAGTTTTTCGGCTGAAAATAATATATCAGAATCTAAAGAATGGGCTAACTTAAAACCAGAGAATGGGTTAGATGGCGGATGCGTGGGCACCCATCGTTCGATATCTACACGACAAAAATTATCAGAAGCAAATAAGGGTAAGAAACAATCAGAAGAAACAAAACTGAAACGATCCAGATCAAACAAAGGTAAGCATGGCATTCCGAAGAGTGAAGAAACAATACAGAAAATAAAGACTGCTCGAAAATTACAGATTATGACACCACATTCTCAAGAAACGAAACAAAAAATTAGTGCAGCAAATAAAGGTAGAAAGTTGTCAGAAGAAACGAAACAAAAAATGAGAAGATCTATAATAATTTTAGGAAATAATTATTCTAGTGTAAAATATGCTGCTATTTCGTTAGGTATTTCTGAAGCGGTAATTTATAAAAATCTCATATCGTTAAAATATCCTGAATGGAATTACACTTAAAATACACCTTTCAGTTTATTTACAACAAGTATCTGGCCGAGTCCGGGCCAATCATCAAGAAAAACCTTGACATCATAATTCCAACTATCATTGCCACCATAATTCCAACTATCATTGCCACCACCACCTGTGCCAGTCTTTAATCCGACAATCTCGAGTGCTTCACTATACGGATAAGACCAATTGTACTTTGAGGGTCTTACCAAAGTACCATTGATATAGCCTTCCCATCCGGGATAACTGGTAACACCGGGATTCTTAGCACACCAATTTGTTATACCATTATCGGGACATTGGTGTGAATTAGATACACACGGACTATATTTAATTCGTAACTCTATATCAGTAAATTTATCATCTGGATGAAATCCACGTTGATACTTCTTATCATCTGGGAATTTTAGCGCATTGGCTGCATCCATGATGTATCGTTGATTCTTCATGAACCACGGAATAATATCATTAGGATCATAGATCTCTGATCTTTCTTTTGCAAGCCATACAGCAAATTCCTTACGAATTTTTTCGTGCAGACGCAGTTCTTTCTGCTTTGTTCGCATAGCCTTCAAATGCAGGATATACTTCGCCCGATCCTTATCTTCGAAGAGTTTTCCTGTAATCCTGCATTTATGAACTTGAACTTTCATATCAACCTTTTATCTTATCCCACATCAATTCATCATCACGTACATATGCAATAGGCTTTAACCATCCGTTTCGAATTGCCTGCGTTACGAGACTAACATATTCATTAGGGCAATGTTCGGTAATCTCGAATCCGGCACGTGGAGTCAATGTAACATTTCCAACAATATGGAACATAGGATCGCCTTCACGCAGAGTCCTAATATTACTTTTCTCAGCTACATATCCCATAACACTCCTAAATGGAAAAGGGTACACAGTTTCCTGCACACCCTAATTATAAGTTAGATCTACTATGTAGTCAACTGGTATTATACGGTCTCAATACCGTTCAACTTCCATGCACCATCATGAAGTTCGTAGTGCCATACTTGGTCCACCGTTGCACCCTTGCCCATATGCACATCCGGCATAATAGCAATATGGCCAGCCAATACCGGCAATTGGGAGATGTTGAAAATTTGGTCAAGAGCTGACTGCTCTACTTCCATATCTCCAACCCACATTTTTACATTTGCGATTTCCATTTATTTTCCTGGGTAACTATCTGTTATATCTTCAACTTCTGGATTACCATTTATGCTGAGCCAACGACTCCAGACATACATAGCATCGCTATTATAGCCTGAATCGCCCACTAATTCATATATCCGACCACTCTTTGTGACGCCCTTACGTGTAGCACCATCAAATGTTTGAACGGCAGAACAAACCCTACCTTCTCCGTGCCACCCATCTGTGTATCCGACAAAGTGGACAGTTTCTTTACCGTCGGGGGAGATAGCGCCACCACGTACAGAGAAGATTCTCCACTGTGTTAGTTTAGTATCGGGTTCATCCTCAACCGATGCTATATTCCAAACGCTTATCGCCTCTAGGTATTCGCCTAGTTTGGCTAAATGTTCTAAATCCATATCAATCCTTGTGAACTTCCCAACAATCGTTTTTATAATCCCAATGGCGTGTGTCGTAAATCATAAGCTCGGCCCCATATCCGAACAAACACAACTCTACCGAAGGTCCTGCGTGATCAGTATGAACCTTCCATAAAAATTTTACCTTAACTAAGTCATGTGAATAGCGGCAAAATTCGAATTCCCATGCCTTGTGTTTGGTTATCATGCCAGAACGATTGAATAGGTTTTCAAAGTTCGCCTTGTACCACGGATTCGTGATACCAAGTTGCAGGTTGATCATACAATGAAGTCACTTAGCGGCGGCCAGGTAATTTGTCCGTCCACTGAATTTTTCACTTGTTTTTCTATCCGTGCAATCTCTTTTCGCAAAATCTGTTCCACAAATTTGTTGAATGTTAAATCAGCTTCATGCGCCAGTTTCATTACGGCCAGCAGTTGTTCATCGCTCAAATCAATCGGGACAAGGACACGATCATCGTATTCTTCACCGTTTGCCATGGCTGTGGCCTTTTCCAGAATATCGTCAGTAACATCCAAGTCAATAAACTTATTACCATCGATAGATTCCGCGAAATCTATGTTGCGTCGTTTAGATTCGGCTTCGATTGCATCTCTGTAAGAAGGATGAATCCAACGATACTCTCGGTTCTTAGCATAATCCCATGCTTCCATCTGATATACTATCTGAGTCTTAGTGTCAAACACAATAGTGATAGTAACACCGTTATTATGTTCTTCATTCCAGTAATCCAGGCTGCGAGCATTTGGTCCATAACATTGCCAACAGTATTCAGCACCATCGGTAATACGATAGCTGACTGCTTCCATAAAATCTTTAATTGTGATAGTCATATAAGCCTTTATTGAGTTATAGGCCATTATACAACAGAACAACGGATCTGTCAATACTCTGGCTTCAGGTTATCAAGATCATCCTGACTTACTACAAATGGTTCAACCTCATTGAATGTATCCGAAGTAGCCTGATAGAACTTCCATGTATCTAATTCGATACAAGTTAGGCGACCCCATGATCTAGCGGGAATGGTGCTATCTGAATAGCTATTCTTGCTTGGATATGAATGATATGCACCAGTATCGATATTAGTTTGGCCAACAATAGTCATAGGCTTTTGTAATATTGTATGTCCAGAGATAACGTGCGACAATTCATCATTAAAGATCTTTGTAGCACCAATATAGCTAACAGTGCGAACTATTTTATCCCTATTAGATAAATCTGAGGTATAGAAGTTATAGTATATATTTCTATACCATAAGAATGCCTCGCCGTCACCGCGTTTTATAGTTGCCAGCATATTCACTTCTTCGGGAACTGTTAGTTCCATATCAGTAATCTTACCAACACCACTAGGTAATTCAGCATGTAGCACATGGAACTTCTTACCGGACTTAGTATTCACTGTAATAAGGAATGGTAGTTCCTCAACAAGTGGAATCAAGTCAATAAGCTGCATGGCCTCATCAGTTGGGATCATCTGTGATTCTGGATCCTTCATTGCCTTAAAATAGTTGTGGGCTTCTGCACCCCATTGCCCGCCATTCTGATACCAGTAGGCACCGCTCCAGCCGCCGCTGAACTTATCAATCATCATTTTCTCATGATTGGCGAGCACAGGATGAAACCATGGCTCACGTATTAGCTCTAAGCATTTAAGGCTATCGGGCCCACGGTCAACCATATCGCCAACAGAGATAATACGATCTTTGGTTGGATCAAAGTTGATACCTTTTAATAGGTTTTCAAATACACTGTAGGATCCGTGTAGATCCCCTATCACAAAATCGCGACCTACTGTATTTGCTTCTAATGTTTTTAATGGATTCTTCATTTCTTACCTTTGCGATTTCTACGCTCTATTTCTTTTCTATATTCTTTTGGAGATAGCTTTTGACCACCAATCCAATATTCTTTTGGATGCCCTGCGACATTGACTGCAGGACCATCCAATCTATGCAGTTTACCATCCTTATACCATACATAACTATTCTTGTGGCGATAGGCTGGACCATCCTCACGATGAAATTCACCATCTTTATACCATGCTTCAATGTCAAATTTTCTGCTGACATAAGCTGGACCATATATTCTATGGAGAACTTTCTTATTGCCTTCGGTCCCCGATTTGAAATATACTATATCCTTTAGACCCTCACCGTTACCCCACCAGTCTTGCCAGAGTTTACCTCTGGTATAATAATGTGGGCGCACCGGGTCCTGGAACTGACGGTCTATGGTCAGAGCTTCAAATAATGCATCCTCTGACTTTTCGGTATCACTCATGTTTAATTATACCACAATTATTTATTTTAGTCAACTGAAGATAAATAAGTGTAGTTCGCGATACGACTAATATCCAACTACTCTAACGCTTTTAAGGAGCATCAGCGATGTATTTAGCATACACTTATTTAATCACAAATAAAATTACCCATCAATTTTATTATGGATCTCGTTATCAAAATATAAAATTAAAAAGAACGCCGGAACAAGATCTTTGGATATTTTATTTTACTTCATCAAAAGAAGTAAAGAAATTATTAAAAGAATATAATAAAGATTTATTCGAAATATCTATAGTATTCAAATCCGAAAACTACGATGAATGTTACTGGCAGGAACAAGATCTAATAAAAGAAAATATAATAAATCCTTTGTGTA